CAGTCCCGCAGTATAAGAATCTAAAACACTTATATTTTCGGCAATAGACTCGGCAAACTGCGCTACGATAGCCTCAGTCTCGGCTACATTTAGAGCCTCTGCAATGCTTTCTTTAAACTGAGCCGTAATTGCTAACAGGTCTAAAAGAGTCGTGTTTTCCGTAATTGACTGTAAGAAAGCTGAAGACTGGGTTGAGCTATCAGCTTGCGTGGTGTTTTCAGTCTGGCTTTCCAAAAACGCACTTTGCTGCGCACTGGAATCGGCTATGGTTGTTGGCTCAGTCTGGGTTTCTTTAAATTGAGCTAGGATTGCTAATACATCTGCAAGGGTTACATTTTCAGTCTGGGTTTCACCAAAAGCTGATGTTTGAGTGCTAGAGTCAGCTTGGGTAAGGGCTTCTACTATTCCTTCAAAGAAGTTATCCTGCTCGCTTTGAATATCATTTAAATTGATTGTTGATTCTGTGATGTTATCTATATAAGCACTTTGTTGGGTGCTTGAATCAAGGATGGTGGAGTTTTCACTTAGCGATGCTATATAAGAGGTCCAAAGACCATCAAACGCTAATTGAGCAAAGGCTTCTCCACCATACATATTTTAGGCAGCTGCTGGTGCAGTTTCCTGTGGTGCTTCTGGTGGGGTTGCTAAAGATGCTTCTAGCTTATTAATAAACGCTTCTTTACCCACTTGAAGTTGTGAAAGATTGAATTGGGCAGAGGATATTTTTCTATCTAAGTCTACACAATTTTGAAACAGGTACTTCTGTTCATCCGTTAAATCTTCGAGGATGTAGTTCTTGTCGTTAACAGTTATAGGGGTTAGTTGTTTTTCGCCCATAATGTTTCTCCTAAAAATGCCACCAAAAAGGGCTGCTGGCTTGCCCAGAACTGGGATTTGGAAAAAGTGCGCCAGTACCCGCCGCTACTTTAATAGTAGTTGTAGTAGCTGTAATACCAGCCGCTAAAGTGGTTTTGGCATTATTAGCATATAATTGAATAGTCATATCATCCCACCAAAGCCTTTACTTCATCTTCGGAAAGACCAAGTGCGACTAGTTTAGCCATTGCTGAATCTTTTGCAGTTACTTGGGCTTCTTGTTTAGCAATTTCTTCTGCTTGCATTTCTGCTAGTTTAGATTCTATAACTTGTTTATCGTAATCAATAATGTTTTCATCTTTATCAAACAACTCAAGCGAATCAATGTCATTGCCACGAATTACGGCAGAATTTGAGTATGCAGAATAAACTGCTTCATGTAGGGTTATCACGCTGCAATCTCCATTAATGTAATTGTAGATATGTCACCATTTAATTGAACTGTAACACCAGCATTATTTTGTTGACTTGCAAAATAAACTGTATATGAAGTTGCTGAAGTTGTAGTTGGCGAATCTAAATAGTTAGTTGTTATAGAACCACCATTGTTTGCAGTAGAATTATTAGCTAATCCTGTAAGTGCAAATTGAAATATATTTCCAGCATTTCTATATAACTGTAAAGTAGCGGCGGTATTATTTGTAGTTTTTAATAAACCTGCAACACTTGCAATAACCAATATTTTACTTGTAGAAAATAGTGGTGTAATAGAAGCAGTTAAACCTGTTGATGCCATTGTGCTAGTATTATTTGTAACAGGAGTTCCATAAGTAGCATTAACAACTTGTATAACTTTACCACCACTATTTTGAGTAGTAGCGTTGTTAAATGTTAATCCTGCCGTTCCATCGATAATAAATGTCATAATGTTTCCTCCGCTGGAAGTGGTGTATTGCCTTCGCTTAACCATTTTTGATATTGAACAAAATCTTGGTTATCAGGGTCAAATGGAATATATGCTTTATCTGATAAACGCACTACGCAAGTTGGTTCTGTTTGCATTAAAGGAATATGTAATTTATACATTTATAGCTCCGCAGAATAACTAATTATTAAATTAGCAGGAATTAGTAAACCAGCATTACCAGCAACAATACCTGATGCTCCAGTTACAGCCAAATCCCCACCGTTGCTAGGACTATTTGGTTGAGCATTAATACCAACAGCACCACCAGCACTACTGGCTACAGCATTAGAAACTACTGCTGTGCCTGATACGATTGCCATAGTAGCTGTCGCTCTTTTGGTAACTTTAAGAAATATCTGAAAACCCTGACAAGCTGATGTTGAATAATTACTACCCGTAAGGTAGCCAGCTTGGTAAGTTTCATAATATCTCTGACACAAAGCTAACTCTTGTTGATACTGACGATACTCAAAACCAGTAGCACTACTTCCTACTTCTAGTTGAACGCCAGTAATGTAGAAAGTTGCTCCGCTTGTTCCTACTACGGATGTTGCTCCTGTGGCTGAAGTATAGTTTGCTCCAGCCCAAGAACCAGCAGTACCGCTAAATGATGAACCAGAACCATAAGAAAGTCGTACACGCAAACCAATTCCGTTTGTTGCGCCTACCCAAGTTCCTGTTGTATCGCCAGCAATAGTTATACTTACAGAAGTCCAAGTATTAGCAACTGGAATTGAATAAGTAAATGGGTAACTTCTATCTTGTGCGTTATTAGTTAATGCACCGCCAAAAGTTCCTGTTAAAGAAGAATAAACTTGGAATGACAAAGTAACTGTTTTTGCGTTGGCAGTTCCCCAATTACAATCTGCAAAATTAAAGCCTTCAATTCGTTGTTCCATAAAGAAATAATCGCTAGAACCAACAGAATAAGCTGATGCAGAAGTGATTCCTAAATAATTAGGAAAGCCAACAGGTGTAGAAACAGAGCCAGCATTTTGCTGGTATGTTAATTTTCCACTTTGAGAATTATTGTTATACCAACGGTCAATCATATAAGCACCAGCGTTATTTCCGCTAGAAGTGCCGTTGTATTGTGAAATAACCATCGCACCATTTATGATGCGGTTCTTCATAATAGAAGCGTTACCAGCACCTAGATTGCTACCAGCTACGCTTGTACCGATTACATCGGCATTGACTGTTCCGTAAGCCATTATTTAACTCCGTCTAGTTGTTCTTGCGTAGGCTGTGGCAAGGATGGATGACCCCAAAACTTAATATAGTCACCTTTGCCGTCTGAATCGTTTTGTAGTGTGATTACAGTTAAAAAATCCTGTTGTGTAAGGCTACGATATAGAGCCATGATTTTGTCGTATAACATTATGCCGCCCTTACTAATGATGCTTGAAAAAACCCTGCTGAACCACCATTAGCAGAAAGTGTTAAATTACCGCCTGAAGATTGATAACCATATCCTTCAACATAATCCGTTGTTCCATTAAAATAAATTAAAGCACTTGCAACACATAACGGACCAACGCTTGCGTTTGGAATAATAGTTCCATCTTTAAATCTGCTGCCGTTTTTGAAAATTGAAGTTAAACATAATCCTAAAGCTGTGCTACCGAAACCAACAGTTAAATTTACTTGATAATATCCAGCTATAGTTGGTGTAAATCTATAATTTGTAGTGGAATCAAAACAATTAGCTGTGTCAAACTCTTCAGATGGAAATTGAATTTTTGTAAATGTTGTGTTTGATATTGTTTGTGCATTGCTTGGAATATAAGCACTAAACGCTGGCATATTACCGCTAACCATTACTGTGCCAGTAGCATCAGGCAGCGTAGCAGTTTGATTTGAATTGGTTACAGGTGCGGCTAAGGTCATTGACCCTGTGCCACTAGCTGAACCTGATGAAATAAGAGAACTCATAGAATTACCCACCTTTGACCTGTACTTACAGTAACAGTTTGACCTGTAGCTACAGTAATTGGACCTACTGACATAGCATTATTTCCTGTCGCCACAGTGTAACTTGTAGATACTGTTGCATTGTTAAGAACCAATCCATTGTTTGCAATTAGTTGACTAGATTGTAAATCACCTGTACTAGGCTTATAAAGATACTTAGCATTACTTGTATAGACATTTAAAGCTGTGCCTGTAGTTGCATTAGCAAACAAGGGATAAAGATTAGTAGCTGTGGTGGTGTCATTACTTAAAGCAGAACCACCTACAGAACTCCATGCTGCTCCTGTGTAGCCTTCAAACTGAGATGTAGTAGAGTTAAATCGGAGCTTACCACTTGCGCCTGTAGGTTGTTGCGCTGTAGTGCCTACTGGAAGTTGAAGCGCACCTGTACCATTAAAAGCTGAATCAGCAGAAGCGGTAATTGCACCTGTGACTCCTAGAGTAGTGCCGTTCCATGTAAGATTAGCTGAGTCTTGCAATAGACCGCCTGTACCAGCGTAAGTGACACGACCAGAAGTTAATGCAGAGTCTGTTAACGAAGATACTGTTAAAGGGCCTACAGAAGAAGGCGTGATGTTGCCGCTTCCATCCAAATAAACTGCTTTTTCAGAAGGCTGGGTTACAAATACATCTTTAGTACCAGCAGTAAAGTTAACTAGTGAGCCAGAGTTAGATGAAGAAAGAACAGTAGTACGAGCAAGAGTTCCGCTTGAGTAAGTCCCAAGACCCACCTCCCAATTTGGGCCACCTTGGTCAGCGATTGTGTAGTATGTGGTGTTACCGTTACCAATGACTGAAAAAGATTGATATCCTGTTACTGCACCCAAAAGCGTAGCCGAACCTGTACCAGTTACGCTGGTTGTTTCTCTTACACGGTCTTGCAGAACTAAGCTCATACTTTATCCTTTAATAATTCTTTAGCTGGTCGCAGTTGAACTGTAAGTTACCGAAATCGTATCACCAGATGTCGTTGTTTTTGCTACGCTAAAGTTTCCTTCAGAATACAAAGTTCCACCAGTATTACTCTGTGTGCTTGATGCGCCAGAACCCAATACCAAGAAGCAACCATAAACAGTACCGCCAGCACCAGTAATGGTGTAAGTAATTGCAGATGCAGTTGAAGATGTTACGTTTGATGGTGTAGAGCCAGTAGAAGTAGAAGAAGCAAACACGGCTGTACCACGCACTGCAGAACCGCTAACAGTGTAAGCAGTAAATTCTTTGCTAGGCACAATAGTGCTCATTACGTCTGTTGCGGCTGGAGTCAATGAAGCATTAGTCAAACCAAGGTAAGGACCAGTAACACTGTAAGAGCTACCTTTTAACAAGGTATCGAGCATTAACTGTTTGCCTACGGCTACGACTAGGTTAGGAAACTCTTCATTCCACTTTAAATTACCTTGAGCATCACGGCACTCAACGTGCCAATAACCTTCAATACCCATAGTTTCGTTTGTGCCAGCATTGGCTTGTAATGTTGCTACAGCGCTATCGCCACAGCTTCCAATTTCTTTATGCATAATTAATCTCCAGAACTAACAACGGTAGCACTTGTATAGCTACCAATAGATAAAATAGCAGACGTACTAGTCGCTGCTGGGAACTGCACTGTAAAGCTACTATTACAAGTCTTATCAGACCCAAAATTTAAAACAAAACACGCTGCCTTTGTTGTGTAATTGTAGACTAATGCGCCTCTACAAGTAAACGATGCTGGACTCCAAACAGCGTTAGCAAAAGACACATAAGTGGTGTTGTATTGCTGGTTAATTGTGGGAGCCGTTGAAATAACCAAAGGAATACCACCAGCCGTATAACCATTTCCAGTTACTTCGTTCACACTGGTGTAAGCAGCAGTCGTAGGGTTTAAATTGGCATTGGCGTTATACAGGGCAATGTAATAAGTACCAGTTGTAAAGTTTTCATTACCATTTAACAGGTTCTGAGAAAATACGTTACAAGATCCTTGAACGATCATTGTTTCACCATAATACGAGCTTGACCGTTACGATAAGCATCACCACGTTCAAGACCAGTTCCAAGACGATTAAGCTGGGCAAGAGCTTCTTCATACATTTTTTCATAGTAAGCAACCATATCTTGCTCACCTTTCATGAAAATCATAGCTTCACGCATAGCGCCATAAAACAATACTGGGTCATAGTTATCACCTAACCAACTAGTACCAGTTGCGTTTGAAACAGCATTTACTAAAATTGAAAAACCGCTACCAGTAGACCCCAAAGAAGAACAAGACAATACATCACCAACAGCATAAAAATTACCGCCAAACTTAAGGTTGCAAGAGACCACTGCACCTGAGGCAATAAGGATATCAGCAGTTGCATTAGCACCTGAACCTCCTGTTAAAGATACGTTTTGGTATATACCATTGGTATATAAAGAACCACCTGTAATGTTTCCAAGAAGGGATATTTGACCTTGAACAATGGTTGGTGGGTAATAAAAATAATGTAATTCAGCGCTGTAGTTTGTATCTGGTGTTGGACCTAAAATAAAAGATAGCTCATTATTATTGTTGTATTGCGTACCAAAAAGTGCGTAATACTGAGGCATACCAGTACTTGTTGGATTTGGATAAGACTGTCTAATAAAGTTAACGTCTTTGTTTAATAGATAACTGTAATTACCTGATGAATCAATTACAGCCAATGAATATGTTGATAAATAATCTATAGGACAAGACAAATAACTATTTCCAGATGTCATGGTTCCAATAACATTTTTACGCAACGATGGTAATTGAACTGAGTTATATATACGCTCTTCAGCCTCCATTACAAAGACTGGAATATTTGCCACGAACAACTGTTCGGTGTTCTCAGCGTAAGACTGGATATTGTTATATAACTGTTCGTAATTCATAGGGTTTACACTTAAGCCATAGGACCTCTAGACATACGACCTTTAGTAGCTGCACCAGCTCCACGCATTTCAATGCCAGACGTTTTTGGCTCTTTGGTTGTGCCATAGCTAACACCGTTAGGAATAGGATCACGCAGATCTGCATCTTTTACAGATTTAGTAGTTGCATATGGAATATCATCTTCCATAGCTTGGAAGCTCTCTACTGTGTATTTTTTGCCAGACATAGTATGCGGAGCAGCATAGTCAGATGCTGGTTTGTCATTTTTAGCATGACCAGTATGAACAGCTGGGCTATTCTTTTTGGTTGCTTTTACTGATTTATCGTATGCCATGATTAACGACCTCTTCCAGAAGATTTTTGGTTCATTGCACGAGCCATGTTGCGACCTACCGCTTTCATAGCTTTACCTGTCACGCCACCTTTAGCCATTTTAGTCGGCTTCATGCCTGGGTGCATATGATGTTCATGTTTATGCACTTCTTTTTTTGCTTCTTTATCTGCAATCTTAGTTACTTGCTTCTTGTCCATTTTAAACTCCTAAGTTGTTGTAATGGTTACTGTACCGATTGTTATAACAGGAAGCAAGGA